TAGACCCCTACCCCATTCCTAGAAAAAGCAAATCGCTCAAATTTGAGCAATGGTATTTCGCCAAAAATAAAATCGCTGTTGCGTTCCGTTTTGTGTTCGGGCTAGCAATTCGCCGCGACCTGAACCGACTGCGAACGACGCCCCGCCAAAAGCGGGAGCGGGCATTGCGAGACGATTTCGATCACCGGCCTATGCCGGGATACTTGCGTCAGCCGGGAGGCGGCGCATGAAGCGACACGCAACAGCCCCTGTCCGATCGCCAACGGCTAGGGCCGTTCCCGTTCGGCAATCGCCGACGAAAAAGCCCGAGCCGATCCCGCAAGACCGGGAACGCCCTTGGACCGAAGCGGAGGTTCGAAACCTTCGGAAGCACATTGGCGACGGTCTGTCATACGGGCAGATTTGTCGCGAGCTTCCGGGCCGCACGCGGAACATGATCATCGGCAAATGCCGACGCCTTGGCATCCGCGAAGTGATGACGCCAGAGGCTCGCCGGGCGCGAGCATCCCAACACATAAACGCAAAGAACTTCGCGGCGCGCATGCGTCGCGGCGCGGTCATCAGCACGGCGCTGGATACGATCTTGCAGGCCAAGGCGACGCCGCTCGAAGCCTTGGGCGATCGCGGCTGCAAGTGGCCTATGGGCGATCCCAAGGCGACGGGCTTCGGGTTCTGCGGATGCGAGCGCGTGAGAAAGGGCAACTATTGCGAGGCGCATATGCGCGTCGCATACGAGCCCGAAACGCCGCGCCGGAAGCGCGTCGAAAGGCTCGCCGACGTGGTCGACGGCAAATGGGCAGCATAGGGACAAGAGCGATGATGGACGCACTAAACAAAAACCGGAAAATATACACCGAAGCGACGGCGGCTGTTTCGCACCTGACGCTGAAGCGGATCGCGCACAAGGCGGAAGGCGCAAGGATCGACGCCGCGCTTGCCAAGGCGAGCGCGGACGCAGAAAAAGCCCTGTCCGCTATCGAAGCGGCGGAAAGCATGCCGATCGCGCCAGAGGCGCAGCCAGAGGCGATTGAACGGCATTTTCAGAATGGTCGACCGATCGACGAAGAGCAGCCGCAGCCGTAAGCTTGCGCCAGTAGGCGAAACGGTTTCGAAATGCGGCGGCGGTGGTTCCGCGCAATCGACCGGGCGACAAGGCAACCCCCAACCCAGCCCGCCCCGCCCGGTCGATTGTCCAGCATTTCGGGGAGCCCGAAGTTGAGTAACCCAGTAACGACGGCGGGAAGCTCGCCGGGCGACAAGCCGAAGACGCCAAAATTCGACGCGCTGTCCGATCGACGGAAGCGTTTCGTCGAAGAATACATGATCACGCTCAACGCAACGCGGGCCGCGCTAGCGGCTGGCTATAGCCCTGACACCGCGCGGTCGCAGGGCTCGCGCCTGTTGACTTTTGTCGACATTGGCGAGGCCATTTCCGAACTTGCTTCCATACGCACGGGGCTGTCAAAGGTTTGGGTTCTGGATCAAATCGCGCAGGATGCGCAGACGGGCCTAGGCAATTTTGCGGAATGGGACGCCGCTGGAAATCTGACGATGAAGGCTTCGGATGAACTCACCGAAGAGCAACGCCTTCGTATAAATATCAAGCGGACTTGGGGTAAGTCGCCATCGCTCGAAGTGAAGCTTGTCGATCGTCAAGCGGCGCTGTTCAAGCTCGCCGAAGTCTTCGGCCTGACGAAGCAACCGGCGCAAGTCGGCGGCGACATCAATATCGGGCAAGCCGTCTTCGTTCGCGCGCCTGTCGCCTCTCGCGAAGATTGGGAAAAGCAAATGCGCGAACTCAACGAAGAGCGCGCGCGACAGGATGCGGGATTGATTGAGGGCAAGGTTATTAAGTGAGCGCCGCAGTCACGAACCTTTCCGCGTGGAAGGCGTTCAAGGAAAAGCAGGCGAACAAGATCGCACCGGCTCCCGAGCCGAAGACGCTCGAAGCGCCGCGCGAAATCGTCCCGATGTTCAAGACCGATACAGGCTTGATCGTTGACGAAGTCTGGACGCCGACCTTTGTGCAACTTCGATTGATTGGCTGTCCTGCGTTTGAGTTGCTCGCGTGGGGCAACCGTGGCGGCGGCAAATCCGATTGGCTTCTCGCCGACTTCTGCAACGATGTAAAAACGGGCCTAGGCGCAGATTGGCGCGGGCTTATCCTGCGTCGCGAATACAAAGACCTTGCAGACATCGTCGAGCGCTCAAAAAAGCGCATTCCGAAATTGTTCCCCGGCGCGAAATTCAACGGAAGCCCCGAGGCGCTAGGGTGGACCTTTCCCGATGGCGCGAAGCTTCTGTTCAGGCATGCGAAGCGCCCCGCCGATATTAGCCAGTATCTCGGGCAAGAATGGCCGTGGCTTGGCTTCGACGAATTGTGCAACTGGTCCGATCCGGGCCTTTACTTCGATATCATGTCTTGCGTTCGATCGTCGAACCCGAACGTTCGCCCGCGCGTTCGCGCCGCGACTAACCCTTGGGGGCCGGGCGCATGGTGGGTGAAGGAGCGGTTCATAGATGCGGGCAAGCAGGGCGAGCTAATCGAGGAAAGCCGCGAAATCAATTTCGGCACGTTCTCGCGCACGTTCAAAATTTCGCGCACGCACCTTCGAATGGATTTCCGCGATAACGATTACATGATGCGGGCCGATCCCTCCTACCTCGCCCGGATCATGCCAAGCGACAAAGCCAAGCGCATGGCGTGGATCGAAGGCAAATGGGATTTGTCTGTCGGCGGTTTCTTCTCTGGCGTCTGGTCAAACGAAACGCACGTAATCAAACCGTTTCGAATTCCGCAGGGATGGCGCGTCGATCGCGCTCACGATTGGGGAGCGGCGTCGCCACATTGCACGCTCTATTTTGCCGAGAGCGACGGAAGCGAAGTCGAAATCGATGACGGCGTTTGGTATCGCTTCCCGAAAGGAACGCTCTTCGTCATCGCGGAAATTTACGGATGGAACGGCGAGCCGAACAAGGGTCGACGCGACACTGACGGCGAGATTGCGCGCGACATCAAAGCGATGGACAGAACCGTTCAGAACTTTCACGCGTGCAAGGTCATGCGCGGCCCTGCCGATACGCAGATTTTCAACGCACCGCAGGGCAAGGCGATTATCGACACGTATCGAAGCGAGCTTGTCGACTTCGACGAAGCGGACAAGTCGCCCGGCTCGCGCATCACTGGCGCGAAGAACGTGATCGACAGAATGGTTTCATCGGAACCGTTCGCCGAAGGTCGACCGATGGAAGCGCCGGGGCTGTTCGTGTTCTCCACATGCAAGCACGTTATACGAACTGTTCCGAAGCTTCAGCGCGACGAAAAGAAACCCGACGACGTTGACACGGACGGCGAAGATCATGCGTATGACCCGATCAGGTATCGATGCCTTGCCGAGCGAAAAGGCTTGATGCTGGGGAAAATGTAGGGGGCTCGCATGCCGCGCGAAATCGATTTTCGCTCGAAGGATATTCTCTTCGATCCGCCTGACCTGACGAACCCGCTCGAATGGCCGACCCTGCTTAAGATCGCGCTGGATGGCGGATCGCTCGAAGTCAGGGAGGGGCTAGACGGAAGCGTTTCAATCCGATCGGAAACAATCAACGGAGGGCGCGCGGATGTGACCTGCACGCTGAACCCGCATGAGCGATATGAACTCGCTCGCATGCTGTCGAAGGGGATACGCAAATGATCGCCGATCGCCTCGCCGAAGCTCACAAGATCGCAGCGGGCGCGACGGGTCGCCTGTCGATCGCCCTGTCGCGGCGCAAGTTGCAGCCTGATACGATCGACGCCGTCGCCGCTGATCTGCGTCGCGCGCTCGCGATCATCGAAACGCTCACGAACCCCAAGCGACCTTGGGAGCGCAAATGAAGATCGCAAGGCAGGTTTTCGGTGCGATAGGCTTCGGGCTTGCGGGGCTATGGCTCTTCGGCGTCATGCTCAACCTCGCCATACTGGGCGCGACCTTGGGGGCCGCTGATCTATGGTCACTCTTTGAGCTTCACTAGGGCCGGTTTGCGCGCCCGGCGAAACAGCCTAACCACTGTCCGCTAATCCCTAGAGGGCGCGCATGGCAACCGGCGACAAGCTGAAAGACCCGACGAAGAAATCGGCTTACGCCGAAATGATGACGTCGCGATGGGCGCTCGCCGACGCGCTTATGGGCGGATCGGAAGCGATGCGCGGCGCGGGCGACGAATTCCTTCCCCGCCACAAAAACGAAGACGATGACGAATACGCGAACCGCCTGTCGCGATCGTTCTTGTTGCCGGTCTTCGCGCAATCGGTCGAGAACCTTACGGATACGGTCTTCAGCCAGCCGATGAAATGGTCGGACGCGATCGACGACGATCTTTCGGACATGCTCGAAGAGATCGACGCCGAAGGGAACGACATCGAACTTTTCGCGAAGCAAATGCTCGCGCTCGCGATGGCGAAGGGCGAAGTTTATGTGATCTGCGACGCGCCTGAACTGCCTAAGCCGGAAGTCGATGGCGCTCCCGTGTCACTGGCTGACGTGCGTCGCACGATGGGCGGCGGGCGTCCCTACCTCGCCCTGATCAGCGCCGACAATATGCTCGACTACAAAGTAACGAAGCGAAACGGTCGCGTCTTCTGCACATATGCGCGATGGTATGAAACAGAATGGATCGAAGACGTCGACGATTTCGGCGACTTCATGGTCGAGCGTGTCTTCGAATGGTGGATCGAAGAGAACGCCGCAACGTGGAAGCGTTTCGAACGCGAAAGCGGCACGACGGAATGGCTCGAAGACGACGGCGTGCTCGACATCGCTTGGGAGGGTAAGCCGATCCTCCCGATCAGCAGATATCGGATCGGCGGCGTTGACAGTTATGGTCGTTTGCTCCCGCCATTAAACGGGCTCGCCGAAAAGAACGTCGAGCACTGGCAATCATCGTCTGATCAACGCGCGATCCTGACAGTGTCTCGCTTCCCGATGCTTGGCGGCTCTGGCGTCGACCCCGAGACGCTGGAAAAAGACCCGAGCGGAAAGCATGTCGTCATCGGGCCAAACGTCACGATGTTTTCGCGCGATCCCCAATCCGAATTTTACTACATCGAACCGCAGGGAACGGCGATCGCGGCGGGCGAGAAGGATTTGGACCGGCTCGAAAAAGACATGTCGGTTCTCGCCTATCAACCGCTGATGAGGCAGCAGGCGGGCGTTACCGCGACGAAGGATGCGCTTGGACAGAACAAGGCGAACTCTTCCCTGCAAGCATGGTCGATCGCCCTAGGGCTCGCGCTCGACGTCGCGGTCGAATTCCTGTCGATCTGGAAACGGCGCGAGCCTCCCGAGACAAGCTTCGCGCCTAACACCGAATTCGGGATCGACACCGTTGATCAGGTTCGCGTCACAGCGCTTCAAGCCATGCGCAACGGCGGTGATCTTTCTCGTCCGCAATTCATCGCACAGATGCGGGGCGAAGGAATTCTCGACGGCGACTTCGACGCCGAAGCGAACGACGCGGAACTCGAAAGCGAGGGACCGGCGATCACAGCCGACCCGGCGACAGGGCTCCCGGTTCAGGTTCCGGGCCTGCCGAATATGGACCCGCCTATTCCCGCGCCCGCTTCTCCGCCACCTAACCCGAGGGCCGCTTAATGCCGATGAAGCCAGCGATCAAAGCGCCGCCGCTTGAACTCTCAAAGCCGCTTACGCCGAAAGAGCGGATGAGGATCGAAAACGAAGAGGCCGCACGACGCGCCAGCGTGGGCGCTGATGCGGCTAGGGCCGAGACGGTAGCCAAGGGGCCGGGCAAGGGCGCGGGCGTCTTCAGCCGCTTGCGTGAGGTTCTGAAGGGGCCTGATAAAAGCTTCGAGGGATTGAGCCGGGCAGCGCACGAAGCGATCGCGGAAACGAAGTCGATCAAATGGGTTTCGGCAAGCGATATGTGCGAAGAGCTTGAACACCTCGTCATGCACAAGTTGAACGTACAGCACGGCGTGACGATCGCGTTCGTCGGATGTCATAGCGAAGACATGACGGCGCGGCTGTTGATCCGAACGGATTGGCATTGGCGTCTGGCGATCAAGGGGACAACGTCGTTCGGCGCGTGGCCCGCCCCGGCACGCAACTAACCGGGGCCAATACGGAAGGGTTTCATCTATGGGCGAGATTGTATTTCTGGCGATCGGCGTCGTAATTGGCGCGGCGTTTTACGCCGTGATCAGGCCGACGATCCGCAAGCTTTCGGGCGGGACGTTCTTCACCGAAGGCGAAGGCAAGCCCCCGACGCCGGGCGCGTAGTTCATGGCTCGCGGGCCGCGCAAGACACAATCTAATCAGGAAGCCCGTGATGCGATCGCGCGAACCATTTCGCGCGATCGCTACGCTTCCGATGTGAACGCGCGCGTCTTGCGGCTCTTGCTTGATCTTGAGCGCGACACTGTCGCGAAGCTCGCCGACTTCGATCCGTCTGACGGGAAGCGCGTTCGCGAGCGCCTCGAAAAACTGAAAAAGGAAGTCGCCGACGAAATTACCGCCCGTTACGATCGCGTCCGCAAGGAAGCGACCGGCGAGCTTCCGAAGCTCGCCGAAAACGAAGCGCGCTGGAAAGAGGCGAGCTTGCAGCGATCAGTTGACGGGACTGGAGCCGATATCACGATCGCGCTCGCGCCGAATTCCGTTCTCGAAGCGCTTGTCGATCAGCCTGTCGTGCTTGGCGCGGTCGCCGCTGATTTCTGGAAGGCTGAAGGCCAAGCCCTGTCCGATAATTTCGCGCGTCAGATGCAAATCGGCGTAGCATCCGGCGAGAACATCGGACAGCTAATCGCGCGCGTGAAGGGGACGCGAGCGAAGAACTATTCTGACGGCATCATGGCCGTGTCGCGTCGCAACGCTGAAAGCCTTGTTCGAACGTCTGTCACGTCCGTCGCCAACGAAGCGCAAATGGCCGTGTTCAGGCAGAACGCCGACGTCGTCGAAGGCTTGCAGCATGTCGCCGTGCTCGACAGTCGCACGACGCTGATATGTTCAGGTCGGCATGGCCTGACGTGGCGGCTCGACAACTTCGATCCGGTCAATCACGCGACGCCGTTTCGCCAACCCGCTTTGCACTGGCGTTGTCGATCGATCATTTCGAGCGTGCTTGATCTTGAGAACCCGCCCGCCTTGTCGCCTGACTTCAAGACTTACTTCGACGGCATGCCTCCCGAAGAGCAAGGGAAGGTCTTCGGCGTTGGCCGGGCCGCGCTCTTTCGCGAAGGTCGCATCAGCCAGAAGGATTTGCTTTCGACGAACGGCTCGCCGCTTTCGCTAGAGCAGCTTGTTGATCAGCACGGCCCGCCATCAGGATCGAAGGGGCCGAACCTGAAAGAAATGCTCGACAAGGATTGGGGGAGCGTCACGATGGAAGACGTTTTGACAAACCGAGAATTCGTCCTAGCGGAGCGCCGCGCGCTCGCGATGAAGCAGACGATCGAAGACGAAGACAATTTCCCGGTTGATTACTTCTCGACGCGGCGATATGCGAAGATCGACCCCAAAGTCGGCAAACCGACGCCGGGCGATCCGTATGAAACGAACATCAATGAAACGCTTTCAAACATCAGGAAGCGGGGCGAGCATTTCGCCGGGCCGGAAGGTCCGCTATTCGAGCGCAAGGCAACGATCGTTATCGGCCCGCCTGCCGCTGGCAAGTCGACACTCGCCGAAGCCTTGTCCGTGAAGACGCGGTCGGCGATCGTCGACGTCGACGAAGCGAAGTGGTTCATGAAAGAGAACAACGGCGGCTTAGGCGCGTCGGCGGTTCACAACGAAAGCGCCATCCTCACGAAAAAGGCGTTCAAGAATGTTTATGCGGAGGGCATGAACGTCGTGCTTCCCAAAGTGGGCGGCAGCGTCAAGAGTATCGAGAAGGCTATCAGGGAACTTAAAGAAGCCGGATACGACGTCGATATCGTGAACCTCGCCGTCACTCAGAACGAAGCCGCGCGACGCATGGGCGCGCGCTTCGTTCATACGGGTCGATTGATCCCGAGCGAATTTTATCGATCGATCGGCGATGCGCCGACGAAGACTTACAACGTGGTCAAGAAATCGCGCGATGTGCGCTCATATGCAGAGGTCGACGTAAATGGCTCGCAAGGCGAAGAAAAAATCACCGAAGGCGGCGGGGCCGTCCTCGAATGGCTCAGAAAGATTTACGGGGGCTAGGACGCTCGAAGCGGTCGAGCGCGACGAAGAGGGCCTAGACCTTGCGATGGCCGGGAAGCCCTACCCCGGCGAAGACATGATGGACCGCGCTCTAGCTCACTTCAACGCCAACAATCCGAAGGTTTGACGAAAAGCGCGAAACACCTTCGAACCCTTTGATCGCCCGGAAGCCGGGTTAATCAAATGGGAAGCCCATATGACACTTGCACAATTGCTCGCGGCCCTTGGCCTGACGTCGTCCGCCGAAATCGAGCAATCAATCGGAACCTACGTCGAAGCCCAAACGGCAGGGCTCAAAAGGAACCGGGACCAACTTTTCAACGATAACAAAAAACTCAAGGATCAAGTCGCCAAGCTTGGCGATCTGGACGTCGACGAATTCACGTCGACGATTGCAGAGCTTGACCTAGACATGGCCGACGTCGTCGATCGCCTTCGACAGAAGCCTTCCGTTGATCCGAAGAACCCCGACGTCGCGAAGCAAATCGCGGACGCTGTCGCCGCAGCCGAAACCAAACTTCAACGCAAGATCACCGCAGCGGAGAAGAAAGCCGCCGACGCCGACATCGCGTTGCAGGCGGCGAACAAGGCTCGCGTCGATGAGACGATCGAACGCGCGCTGACGGGCGAACTCGCGACGCAGAAAGGCAACGTCGATCTTCTGTTGCCGATGCTGCGCGGGCGCGTGAAGGGCGAGATCGATCCCGATACGGGCAAAGTCAATTTGACGGTTCTCGCTGCGAACGGCGACGAAATGCAGGCCGCAGGCGGACAGGTGGCGAGCGTCACGACGCTTGTTGAAACGATCAAGGCAGACGAACGCTTCGGCGCTGTCTTCGAGGCGGAAGGCGGCGGTTCTGGCGCGGGCGGATCGAAGACGCGCCCGAGCGCTAACACCGGCAAAAATCCGTATATCAAGGGCTCGCCTCACTACAGCCTGACGGAGCAAGCGAACTTGCGCGAGAAGAACCCCGCGCTCGCCGCTCAATTGAAAGCTGCGGCAGAGCGCGCGGCATAGGATCGAATACGCCGCTCTTGCAATAAGGCGAAACACCTTAGAGCGGGAGCAGCAAGGGCGGCGGGAAGCTCGCCGCCCGAAGACCTTCGAGCGCAAGGGGAGCCCTAGCGATCACCCGTCACGCCCCCGGTATGGGGCGCTTCGTTTGAAACGCTTTTGGAGCTTCGAGAAACATGCCCGTCACAGCATTGGCTGATCTGGTCTATGGCGCTGAATATACCGAATACTCGATGGAAAAAGCCATCGAGCTTAACGCGTTTATCGCGTCAGGCATTGCCGAACAAAATCCCAACCTGACAGCGCTCGCCGCTGGACAGGGCGGCGTCTACCTTCTGCCGTTCTTCAAACAACTGGCGAACGACGAAGCCAACATTTCGACCGATAACGACGCCACGATCGGCACGGCTAAGAAGATCACCACGGGCAGGCAGAAAGCTCGCCTGCACATGTATAACCAGATTTGGGGCAGCGCCGATCTGACGACGGCGATGATCGCCCGCGACCCGCTGACGGCTATCGCTGATCAGACTGCGCAGTATTGGGCGACGTGGTCCGAAAAAATGATGCTGTCGACGGCGCTTGGCGTGCTCGCCGATAACATCGCCAACGATAGCGGAGACATGATCGTCAATATCGCGACGAACAATGATGCAGCGGTCACGGCTGGCAACCCGCGCGACCTGAACGATAACACCCTTATCGATGCAGCGCAGACGATGGGCGATCACAAGGGCGATCTTGTCGCTATCGCTGTTCACTCAGCCGTTCATGCCAAGCTTCAGAAGCGCGGCGCGCTGAAAGATCAGCACGACATGCAGACGGGACAACTTCTGTTTCAGACGTTCCAAGGCAAGCGCGTGATCATCGACGATCTGATGCCCGTGCTCGTCGAGAGCATCAACGATGGCGGCGGCGCTGGAAACAAAAACGTCTATGTGTCGGCTGTCTTCGGCGCTGGCTGTTTCCAGCTTGGCACCGGCTCACCGCGCGTCCCGACCGAAGTGCAGCGTTCCGCCAAAGGCGGCAACGGCGGCGGTATCGAAGAGCTTGTCGAGCGTCGTCATCCGATCGTTCACCCGATGGGCTTCGAATGGACCGAAGCGTCAGTCGCGGGCGCGTCCGCAACGCGCGCCGAACTCGCAACGGCGGCGAACTGGAACCGCGTATATCAGCGCAAGAATATTAAGCTTGCGTTTATCAAGTCGCGCCTCGACTAATCACCCGCGACGATCGACCCGGCGAGCGCCCATGCTTGCCGGGTCGATGCTTTTGAAAAGGGACGAAGATGAGCGATCAAGACGCAAGCTTGCTGATGGAAGAGCGGAAACTTCACTACCTGAACCGATCCGCGAACGCTCAAACGAAAGAGCAGCGCGCCGCGATCGAAAAGGAATTCGCGGACGTCATCGCCTTCATGGTCGGCGAAACTGCAACCCTGTCCGCTCTGGTTCGCGCCCCTAAGCCGAAAGCGACAGCATCAAATGAGCCCCGCGACGCAGCAGAGGCCGCAGCCTCTTACGGCGCGCTTGCTGTCGCTCTTGCCGGGCTCGAAGCGTCAACCGCCGAAGAGCTAGCGACGATCATCGGCGAAGCCGGGACGCTGTTCATTCAACGCAACCCGAACGCCACGCCCGCCGACTTCGTTGCGATGCTTGGCCTTCCCGCCCCCGCCCCCGCCGAAGCGCCTGTCGTCGAGAAGGTCGGCGAGGAATTCTTTCTGGCCGAAGAGGCCGGGGCCTATCAGAACCCCGATCAGTCGATCGTGAAATTCGCGACCGGCGACAAGCTGTTTCTCAACGCTGACGGCGTCATGACGGTTTCGCCCTACATCCCCGACGACGTCATGTCGATCAAGTGGACGGAGCGGTCAAAGATCGCGAAGGCGCTTGGAAGCGACGCCAAGTCGAAGGCGGAAGTCGAAGCGTTCTGCGCCGCGAAACTTGCAGAGCGTAAAGAGATCATCGCAAACATTGCTGATCCCGAGTAACCAATGCCAGTAGCCGCGCTTATCGTCGAAGATGGGACCGGGCTCGAATACGCCGACGCTTACTGCGACGTCGATTTCGTTCGGACCTATTTCGAAGATCGCGGCGACGCGGTCTTCGCGTCCGAAACCGACACGATCCTGACGACGTGCATTCGTCGCGCGACGCAATTCTTCGACATCGAATGGGGTCCGCGCGCGAGCGGGGTTCCGACGAACCTGACGCAAGCGCTGGTCTTCCCGCTCGACGAAGAGGCGCTTCCGCCGAAGCTCTTGCAGGCGATTGCTGAACTCGCGAAGCTGGCGTTCGCCGGGCCGCTCGCTGGCGTCGGCGCTGCGGTTCAATCGCCGTCGAGCGCGAGCGTCAAAAAGCTCAAGGCCGGATCGGTCGAAATCGAATATGGCGACATCGTCAAGGATCGGATCGAAACCGACGCCGCCGATCGCTTTTACCTTATCGAGAAGCTCGCCGCTTCGTTCCTAGGCGCGAAGACGATCAACGGAGGCTCTTCGCGGTGAACTCTACCGTTGTGCAGTTTCGGCCTAGGGAGGCTGACGACAGGCAAACGCGCGGCCCGCTGATCTGTGAACTTTGCGATCACCGAGAACACGACGCCGTTGTTCCGTGCGGTCGAAAGCATTTTGAGTGCGCCAATTGCGGTCGCATGAGCGCTGTTCGCGCCGGGCCTGTCCTGCCCGAAGACGGCGTCGTTCGTCAGTCTTGTGCGACGTGCGGCGATCAATCCTTCGCGGTCATGCTCGACGCGCTGATGTGTTCTTCATGCGGGACGATCCACAAAGAGGATTGGCAGGGGGCGGCTTAAGCACGGATTAGGCGGAACCGCGAAACACCTTAAGCAACTCGAAACCCTTGCGGAGAAGATCACATGGCCTTGCAGTTTTCCGACGCCGTTCGCAACGCTCGCCTAGACGCGATCGAAACCGCGATCGGCACAACCGCTGTTCTCGAAATTCGATCGGGCGCGGTTCCCGCCAACTGCGCAGCCGCGCGAACCGGAACTGTCGGCGTTGTAATGACGCTCCCGGCTGACTACATGGCCGCAGCGGCGGGCGGCACTAAGGCCAAGCTTGGAACATGGGAAGACGCGTCGGCTGATGCTTCGATCACCGCAGGTTACTTCACCCTGTATGCCTCGAACGGCACGACGGTTCACGCGCAAGGGACCGTGACGGCGACAGGCGGCGGCGGCGATCTTCAGTTGACGACGACGACGATCGTTGCAGGCCAGCCCGTCACGATCACGTCGTTCACGATCACCGAAGGCAACGCCTAACCCCTTCCCTCGCTGATGGAAGGCGCGCGCGTTGTCCCTGCTTGGCAGTCTGCCGAAGCTAATTGCCGAAGCGATGGGGCAAAGCCTCTTCCGGTCGGCGACGCTTCACGCGAAAGCGCCGCGATCGCCTGACGGTCGCGGCGGCTGGAACGGCGGACAGGCTGTCCGCCTACCCTGCCGCGCGCTTGTCGTCGAATACACCGATCGACAGCGCGCCAGTGGCGGCATTCCGTCGTCCGAACGAAACGCAATTATTCTCGCCGCGACTATCAGCCAGAAGCCCCAAGCGGGGGACGTTCTGGTTCTGGATGGGGCGGCATGGGCGATCGCCAAGGTCAGGGTCGATCCGGCTAACGCTTCGTATGAAGCTCAGGCGACGCGCGCGCCTATGCCTTCGGGCGACACGACGGCGGCGACGGGCGCGAACATTCTCGACGTCATGCCTTCGACCGTCGCCGCAGCGATGGGGCCGTCGCTCTTCGACGACGCAATTTTTTACAGCGCGACGGAGCGCGTCGCCGATGGCCGGGGCGGCACGGTCGCGACATACGCCGAACTCCCCTGCAAGGCGCTTGTCGTCGACTACAGCGATTTTCAGCGCGGGGTCGACGAAATCCCGGCGAAGGATCGCCGGTTGATGATGCTCGCCGCGACGCTGACGTCGCGCACGCCGAAGCCGGGCGACATCGTCGTGATCGATGGCAAGGCTTGGACGCTTGTCGAAGTCGGGGCGGACCCCGCGCGCGCGACCTTCGAGGGGCAGGCAACGCCGGGCGTGGTTCCGTCGATCGGGCGGACAGGAACCCTTGCGGCGACATTGGGCGGCGCGACCCTTACCGCGATCGGGCGGGCGACGATCCTTTCGGCTGGCGCTGTCACGCTGGCCGGGGCGTCGCTGGCCGGGGCGGGATCGCCTAGGATCGGCGGCGCTGCGGTCGTCAGCTTGGCCGGGGCTTCGCTGGCGGGCCTAGGGAGCCCCGTCATAGGGGGCGCGGCGACTTTGGCGCTCAGTGGCGCAACTCTGGCCGGAACCGCATCCCCGACGATCCTAGGCGTTTCTGCGCCCGCCTTGGCCGGGGCGAGCGCGGTCGGTGACGGATATCAGCGCAATGCGGGCGCACTGGCGATCACGACAGCAGGCGCGACGCTTTCATCGACCGGACAGGGTTCAGCCCTAGGAAGCGCCGCGATCACCCTCGCCGGGGCTGGCGTGGCCGCTGGGGGCTATCAGCGCAACGCCGGGGCGCTGACTGCCTCGCTCGCCGCAAGCTTCCTGACGGGCTCTGGATCGCCAAGGATCGTCGGCGCGGGGGCGGGCTCCCTCGCGAGCGCGATCGTCACCGGGGCCGGGTATCAGCGGAACGCAGGCGCGGGGGCCTTCACCCTCGCCCCCGCCACGATCGCCGCGACCGGATCGCCGGTCATGCAGGGCGCGGCGGCTCCCTCGCTCGCCGGGGCGACGATCGCCGGGGCGGGCTATCAGCGGAACGCCGGGGCGCTCGCAAGCGCCCTGACGCCTTCGACATTGGCCGGGGCCGGATCGCCGCGCATCCTTGCGACCGGAGCGCCAGCGCTCGCCGGGGCGACAGTGGCCGGGGCGGGCTATCAGCGCAACGCAGGCGCGGCGGCGATCACCCTTGCCGGGGCGAGCCTCTTCGCAAGCTCTTCGAGCAACGTTCAAGGATCAGCGGCGATCACGCTCGACCATTCGATCGCGCAATCGAACGGAACGATCACGAACCCCGGCCAACTGTCGGCGGCGCTTGTCGGCGGATCGCTTATCGCGAACGGCTATCAGCGCAACGCGGGCGCTCTGGCGATCACGGCGGCAGGGGCAACGATTGCCGCAGCCGGATCGCCGCGCATCGTCGCCGCTCTGGCTGCAACCCTCACGCCTTCGACCGTCGCCGCCGATGGATACCAACGGAATGCGGGAGCGCTCGCAAGCGCGCTGACGCCGTCGACGCTGGCTGGCGCTGGCTCGCTGACGATCCTTGGCGTGGGCGCTGCGACGCTCGCCGGGCCGATAGTTGCGGGCGCTGGATATCAACGCAACGCGGGCGCTCTGGCGATCACGGCGGCAGGCGCAAGCGTCGCCGGTTCTGGTTCGCCCGTCATACAGGGCGCGGGCGCGGCGACGCTGGCGACATCGATCGTCGCCGGAAATGGTTACCAGAGGAACGCTGGCGCATTAACGGTCACGCTCGCGAGCGCAACCCTGTCCGCCTCTTCTGTTCCGGTTGTTAACGGATCGCTTGCGGCAACGCTCACGCCTTCGACGGTCGCCGCCGATGGATATCAGCGCAATGCGGGCGCGCTCGCGATTACTGCGGCGGGCGCGACAGTGGCGGCGGCAGGATCGCCGCGCATCGTCGCGACGCTGGCGTCGACTGCGGCTGGCGCAACTGTCATCGCCGATGGGTATCAGCGCAACGCGGGAGCGCTCGCCGTTACGCTCGCGGGCGGCTCCCTGTCCGCCGCAGGAACGTCAAGGATCAACGGAACGTCAGCACTCACGACGGCGGGCGCTTTGGTTGCTGGCGCGGGATATCAGCGGATCGCGGGCGACCTTGCCGTGTCACTTGCGGGCGGAACGGTTTCGTCCGCTGGAACGGTCGGCGGCGTCACCGGGAACGACGGCACGCTTGCGGCGACACTCGACGGGGCTTCGGTCGTCGCGACCGGAATTCCGATCGGGATTTTCTATGTCGGCGGCAAAACGGGAGCGGTCGCCGGATCGACTGCGACGACAACCGTCGTCGACCTTACGACGGGCCTGACAGGCGGCGAGCGTTCGGGCGTCGCGGCTGGCGATCTTGTCATCGTGAACTATACGGTCGGCACCGCTGGAACGCGGACGATGACGATCAACGCGCCGGGTTCGGTCCCCTATGCGCTTCCGTCTGGCGCGCAAGCGCAGGGTTCTGACAACTTCGACGCAATGGTTAGGGTCGGCGCTAGGTTCATGCCCGCGTCGCCGGATGCCAACGTCACGCTAGGCGCGACAGGCGCGGTCGCGGATGGCGGCGCGTATACCATTCAAGTCTGGCGCGGCGTCAGCCCGACGCAGCCTTACGACATCACGCCGGTCAACACGACGGGCGGAAACAGCGCGCAACCGAACCCGCCTTCGGTCACGCCGCGAAGCGCTGGCGCGGTCGTCACGATCCATTCCGGCGCCGCGGCTGCGACTTCGATCGTCGCCTTCACATTCACGGGCGTCGCGAACCTTATTCAGTCGTCGCAAAGCGCGACGAACGCCGCGCGAGCCGCCGCGATGTCTGTCAATTGGGTTTCAGGCGCGGTCGACATTGCCGTTTCGACAACGCCGACAGCAAACAACGCTGACAGTTGGGCGGTCACGACAGTTGTTCTCAGGCCGATAGGCCGAGAATTGGTTTCGCCGCCGCCGCCAAATCGCCGACAGATATTCCGTCACCTGCTAACGAGGTAATAACATGCCAAGGATTTACAGCGCAGTTTTCAAAAACATCAGCGTCACGGCGCTACAGGATTTTTACGAAATCCTTGCGGGCGCGAACAAGTCGATCAAAATCCACGCGTGGCAGTTGGCGCAGTCGACGGAAATCGGCGATGCGATGGAAGAGGGGCTTTTGATCACCTGCAACCGTGGTGTCGGATCGACAACGGGAAACGGAACCGCGACAACCGCCGCGCCCTTGGGCGTCGATAACACGGCATGCGGCGCGACCGTGAAGATCAACGGAACAACCCGGATGACGGCGGGGACGATTACCGAACTTGAGACGCACGTTTGGAACGTTCGCGCGCCTTATACGATGATCTACACGCCAGAGCTTCGACCGTTTGTCAAAGCTGGCGATCGATGGACGCTTGAACTCGAAACAGCACCGCTCGACGTCATCAGCATGAGCGGGACGATCTGGTTCGAAGAGATGGATTGAAATGAGTACGGGCGTATTTCGTAAAAGACCGCTTCTGCAATCGTTGCCTTCGGCGCGAGAGCGGCAGGCGCTTTTGCTCAACGCTTTGTCCGTTGTCGCGTCGCTTCCGCCATCGGGCGGAACGCCTCCCATTCTCGACGCCGCATCGGTCACGACGTTTGCTGCGACGGCGCAGACGTCGCAGACGCAAGCGATCCCGATCGCGGTCAACACCAATCGACTGCTTCTGGTTACGATTGGCGTCGGCGGGCCGGGAAGCGTTGGCGTTTCGAGCGTTCAATTCAACGGCGTCGGCATGACGCTGGTCGCATCTTCGAACGATGGCGATCAGCATCACGCGACCTATGCGCTGATAAATCCGCCGACAGGGACTTCGAACCTAACTTTCAACATAACGCCAAGCGCTGCGGATGTTTGCGGCTTGGCTCTATGCCTGCACAACGCCGATCAGGTTCAGCCCTACGCGACAGCGCTGACGAGCACGACGGCCCTGCCTAGCACTGACGTCGGCGTTTCGGCGTTTGGATACTCTAACGCATATCCGATCGTCTTCCGGCACGATCGCGCATTTGGCAGCAATCCCGATAACGTTTCACTTGCCGGTCAAACGCGCGTGGCGACTTCGCCGAATGCGGTCAACGTCGGATCGCAAAACGTACTTGCTGACACCGCGACAGTTGACGTCGGCAACAGCAACGTCAGGGGCTTCACATCCGACAACGATAGCGGATACATGTCCGTTCATTTCGCGATGATCCGCGCAAGATCGAGTTGGGTTATCGGCGCACCGAATGGTGCTGCGGGCGGCTTCTGGTCGAACGTCAACGGATCGTTTTCGACGGGGCCGCCGGTCGACGGTCTTCCCGCTCCCGCAGTATTCACGGCGACGACGGCAACGGGGCGTCGATCGACAAGCCTCGACACGGATTGGCGAAACGGGAACACCTATTATTTTCGATTGAGGCTTGCTTTCGCTGGCGGCGCTTTTGTTTATTTCCATCTCGATGACGGGGTGGGAACGACAACCATTCAATACAACGCAGGAACCGAAACCATAGAAAGCAGTACTTCGGGAGCGGGGACGATCGGGTCGGTGACTATAACCTATCCGACCGCGAACTATGGCGAACTGATTATTCCGATCACGGCGATCAGGAATGCGGGTTCGATAGTATTCGGCTTTGGGCCGGGCGAAACAGTCAACCCGCGCAACCTGTATGAATACGGGCTTTTCACTTATCTCCCATAGGCGAACGAATGGCGCGCGGACCGAAGGTATATTTCGACATCAAGCTCGCGAACGATCTTGTTCGGAAGGCAGCGGTTCGCGGCGTTCGCGCGACCACGATCGAAGCGCTTCGCATCGTTCAAGTCGACATCCTGTCGAGCGATCCGCAGCGAACGGGCAGGCTCTACAAACGCGGCAAGACAAAGCTTCATCAGGCGTCAGCGCCGGGCGAAGCGCCCGCACCGGACACGGGGCAGTTGCGAAACATGACAAAGGCCGAATTCCTGTCCGACGTCACTTCCGGTTACGCGCTTGGCAAGGTCGTTAACAACCTCGCGAAAGCCGCCGATCTGGAAATCGGAACCGACAAGATCGAGCCGCGCCCTTGGATTTCGCGCCTTCTGCGGGCGGAATACCGGGCGCGACTTATGGCGGTTTTCGCGAGCAAAGCCCGGCTCTAGCCTTTCGGCGAAACACCTTAGAAGCGCTGCAAGCTCTTAAGGTTCCGCAATGGGTATCGACGCAACAGCGGGGGTTAGAACACGCTTGGCGGGCAACGCTCCCTTGTGCGCCGCGCTTGCGCTTTACGAAGGCGCTCCGGCGATCCTGACAGAGCCAATGCCTGCCGACTATGAAGTCGAAAGCCTTCCTTCGATCATCGTCGGCGAACCGATCCTGAATGACGCTGACGACACGTTCACCGATAACGGGCGCGACGTTCAGCTTCGCGTAAGGATTTATTCCAAGCACAACGGATCGTCGATCGCGATCAATGCTGTCGCGGAAGCCGCGCGCGCGTTGCTGCATAACTGGTTCACGCCGACATTCCCCGGAGGGAATTTGTTAGCGTCACTAGTGTCGGGGCCGGTCGCCGGGCCGACGTCCGACCCTTCGATCGAGGGTCGACTTTTGACCGTGTCCCTCAAAATCAAGGAAGCCTGATTATGGCCGTCTCACTACCGAGCAACACCGCGTTTTCGATCCGCACCGCGACCGGGCCGGATGTCTATACGGAAATTCCGGGCGTCTTCGAATTCAATCCGGGCGAGCGCGCCGCCGACGTCATCGATACGACGGACTTCGACAGCGCGGGCAACAGCGAAGAAAGCGAAGCCGGGATTATCCGCGCGTCGAATGGTTCGTTCTCGTTCAATTGGGAGCCGGGCCAAGTCACGCAGGAAGTCGTTCGCGCTGCGAAGGGAACGATCAGGCGTTTTCGTTCTGTCGACGGAACTTGGCAGTCGACTTTCGATGCGCTCATTCTCGGGGTTTCGAACCCGCGTTCGGTCGGAACGAAACTGGTCTGCACCGTGACGCTGAAGCTGTCGGGCGATATCACGGAAGTGACTGTCTAACCGATGCTTGTCGCGCTCAAAAAGGAACTCGCGAAAGCTGGCGTCGACGACGAACCGTCGACGCCAGTGTTCAGGATCAAAGACCCGAACGCGGGCATCGTGTCGCTGCATCACAACGGCGTCACGGTCGACCTCATGTTCAGCTTTCGGGTCATATCGTTTTTGCAGCGCGATTTCGGCAAGCCCGGATACCTTCGAACCGTCGCAACCTACCTCGAAGAGCGCGACGTTGACGGGCTCGCCGATCTGATCAGTCGCGCGTCTGGACGCGACACAAAGGATCGCGGCGCCAAGGCGATGTCGCTCGAAGACGCGATCGATTGGTCGCCGCCCGTTGTGCCGCTGACTGAAGCGCTCAATCGCGCATGGCTTCTCGCCCTGTTCGGGCCGGGCATGCGACCTGAAGAGGGGGCAGGCGACAAACCGAGCGAGGGAAAGTTGAGGCGAATGGCGACTTTCTGGAAGTCGCTGTTCGCGAAGCACTCAGGGCGGGCATAAGCTGGGAAGACCTTTGGGAAATGACGCCGTATGCGGCGCTCAAGATAATAGAAGGATATCGCGAGCGCTTATACGATCAACGCGATACGGCGACGATCGCGGCATATCAGGGCGAGTATCTGGCACGCGTTAAACAAATGCCAAGCATCGAAGAGCTTCTGGTCGACAGGAAGAACAAGGGACGAAGGGAACAATCGCCGCTCGAAATTTCGATGAACATAAAAGCTTGGCTCCATAGCAGCGGACACCGCATCGTCGTGGTTCCGAAAGAAGAGGTTAATTAGTGACGGGTCGCGTCAATATCGGCGGCGTTGAAATCGACATCCGGGCCGACGGATCGTTGCTTGTTGCTGATCTGAAGCGCGCCGAAGCGCAGGCCAAGGCGTTTGCGAATTCCGCATCGGCGAGCATGGGCGCGGTCGGCGCTTCCGTCGGCGGGCTTATGCAGAACGTCAAGCTTCTAGGCGCGTCGCTTCTGACGCTTGGCGTCGGCGCTGGCTTCGCGTCTAGCATAAAGTTGCTTGCCGACTTCGGGCAGACGATGTCGACCGTTCGTGCGATCACTGGCGCGACCGGCGCGGAATTCGCAGCGCTCGAAGCGAGTGCGAAACAGCTTGGCGCGACGACGCGCTTCAGCGCGACGCAGGCGGCGGAAGGCATGGCGCTTCTAGGCCAAGCCGGTTTCACGACGAATGAAATCCTTTCGGCGATCGGGCCGACGCTCGACCTTGCGCAAGCGGGCGGGCTGGGGCTGGCGCAAGCGGCGGAAATTTCAAGCAGCACGCTTCGCGGCTTCGGGCTCGAAGTCAGCCAGACGGCGCGCGTGATGGATGTACTCGCGAAGGCGTCCGTCATTTCAAACGCCGACGTCACGTCGCTGGGCGAGGGCATGAAGTTTGCCGCTCCAACTGCGAAGGCGCTTGGCATCGAACTCGAAGAGGCGACGGCGATTATCGCCAAGCTCGCCGACGCGGGCCTGACAGGCGGTCTAGGCGGTCGCGGCTTTCAGTCAGTGGCGACGCAGCTTGTTTCGCAGCGCGACAAGATCAAGGCGATCATCGGCGATTATGATCTAGCGACCGAAGGCATTTCGCAGGTTATCCGCCGACTGACGCAAGCGGGCATCACGACGCAACAGGTTATCGATATTTTTCGCGGCGAAAACCTCGACGTCTTTTCGGTCTTGCAGGAAGCGACGCGCGAAGCCGGGAAGGGCGTCGACGCTTACCGCGTCGCGCTTGAGAACTCGGAAGGAACCGCGCGCGAAATCTCGAAGGTGATGGACGAAAACCTGAACGGCGCGATCTTGCAGGCGTCGTCGTCCTTCGAGGCTCTGGTTCTGGCGATCGGCGAGGCTGGCGCGACCGAAATCCTTATCGGGCTTTTCCGTTCGCTTGGCGATGCGCTGTCATACGTCGCTGGCTTGATTGGCGATGTCACGAATTCGGTTTCCGAAGGTATTTCGCAAACGGCTGACGAAGCGAAAGCGTCGATCGACAAGATGGTCGAAACGCAAAACAAGATCGTCAGCGATATCGCCGATCTTACGATCGCGAACGAAACCCTGAACGAAGCGATCAAGGATGGCGGGGAAGCCGCGATCATCGCCGCTCAACAGGACGTCAACGCGATCAACTCGCGCATCGTGAAGAACAAGGAACTTTTGAACGTTCTTCGCGCGCAAGCTCAGATGAAACTGAGGGACGCCGAAGACGCGCTCGCGAAGACGCAGAAGCCGGGCGACGAACTTGATCGCCTGCTATTCAACGTCCCGCAATCCGCCCCGAAGAAAGTGACTTACCCCGCTGGCGCGCTTGGCAACGGGAGCCCGGAATTCAGCCGGGTCGAACCCGGTCGCGTCCCGAGAAATGACGCCGTCCTTTTCGGACGCACGACGGCGGGCGCGGTCAACTTTCGCAGCGCGCTCAATCCCGACGGAACCATTTCATCAGACGGAGCGAGGCGCATTGAAGGCGCATACGGCACGCGCGAAATGCAAATGGCGAACGCAAAGGCGGCGATCGACGAACAACTGAAGCAGCGAATTCCGCTCACTGATACGCAGCGCTTGCTACAGGATTACATCTTCGCGAAGACGACAACGGAAGGAACGATCAAGGGAGCGCTAGACACGCTTGACGCGATCGACGCCGCTGTCGCTGGCGAGACAAGCGTCGTCCTGCCGGGCGGGACTGCATCGCCAACGAAGGCGGCGTCGAAGCCGGGCGGCGGCGAAAAGCCGAAAAAGGAGCCGCTCGAATTCCAGATTTACACTTCGGCGCTCGAAGACTACAGGGCCGCGCTCGACGCTATCAACGCGGCGGCGGGAACCGAAGAGGAAAAATCGCGCGGTCGTCTCGCAGCGCTGATCGCGTATAACGACGCCGTCGAAGACAGCTTGTTGGTTCTAAATGAACTCGCCGCGCTAAACGCTAGCGGCGATCTGCTACCCGATCAAAACCGGGTCATCCAAAAAATTCTCGACGACAAGCTTCAAGAGCAACTTAACGACAGGCTCAATCTCGACTTTTCCGAAAGCGACGCAGCCTTCGAGGCAGACGCCGCGAACGCTGCGGACCGCATTTCGGCGCTAGGCAATCAGGGCGACGGGCGCGAAGGATATTGGGACACCTACGCGAACGACGTCGCCAACGCGACGAAGCGCGGGCTATACGATGCAATCTCGACGGGCGATTATGGCGACTTGCTCGAAAACGTTATCGGCGATGCTGCGGCGGACGGACTGTCGCGCGCGGTCGATCAGATGGTCGATCTTCTGTTTCAGCTTCTGTCCGATCAGGACGTCTGGAAAAGCGTATTCGGAAGCGGCGAGCTTGCAAGCGGGATCGGCTCGTTCTTCTCTTCGATCTTCGGCGGCAACAAAGCGAGCGGCGGCGACATGCGCGCCGGGCGCGCGTATCGCGTCGGCGAAATGGGCGCGGAATTGTTCGTTCCGCGAACTGACGGTTTCATGATCCCCAATCAGGCGGCGATGACGATCGGCGGCGGAAGCGATCGAAATATCGTGCAGGTCGGCGACACGATCATTCACGTCGGATCGATGGGCGCGGGCGTCACGCTTGAGCAGCTAGAGCGCACGCTTGCCGCGCACCGTCGCGAGCTTCCGCAGGCGATCGACGCAAGGATCGCGAACCGTCGCATCGTGGGGGCTTACTGATGAGCGCGGGCGAATTCATTATCACCGATAAACTGAAGTCGATCGTCTGGCCTTCGCCGTCGGAAAGGCAAAGCGCTTACACCGTGCGGGGCGGCAATGATGACGTGATCACGCTGGGGCGTCCTTATTGGGGGCCGATCAGCTTCGTTTACGAGAACCTAGACAAGACCACGTATCGCGCCCTGACGGCATGGCTCGCCCGGCGCAAGGGCGCGCGCGTGAGCTTCACGGCGGCTCGCATTTCGCGGCGCGCGCCATTGCTCGCCCCTAACATGACGAATGCCGGGCTTGGCGTGGCGTCTGTGAACATTTCAGCGGGGACCGTGAACCTTACCGGCCTAGGATCGAATACCCTCTCACCGGGCGACATGGTGGGTTTCTCGACAGCGGCGAGCGGCTACTGGCTTGGCGAAACCCTTGCGACGGCGGTTCCGTCAGGCGGCAACGCGACTGTGTCGGTCTGGCCTTACCCGCAAACCCCGCACGCGACGCCGAACGTCAGGCTCTTCGAGGCGCTGGGCGAATTCAAACTTGCATCGCTACCCCGAAACAGTGAACGAGCAGAAGGGCGCGCAAGCGTTTCATTCGACGCCGTTCAAGTTGTCAGGTAGGAATGCCGATCCCTCTAACGACAGACGTCAGGAACGCAGCAGCAGCGCGGGAAAAAGCTTCCGCGTGGTTCTTCGAACTGTTCTGCGATGAGGGGACGTTGCGCGCATGGGATCAGAACGAAACGATCACATTCGACGGGCAGAGCTTCGAGCCGATCGGCACGACGGGCAGGATCGAAGGCGAAATTCGGTCAAGCTCAAATCTGGTCGCCGAACCCCTGATGATCGTTCTCGACGGCGGCAAGCAATTCGACGACGCAAGCTTCGTCGGGCGCTTGCTCGACCGAAGCTGGCATCGTCGCGAAGTGCGCGTTCGGCAAGTCTTGTTCAACATATCGACGAACTTCGTCACGTCGATCGGAACCGCGTTCGATTGGCTGGGCCATATGGACACGATACAAGCGCCGCTAGGCGTCGGCGCTGAACCGA